CTATTTTATAAAAGTTAAAATGAAATCTATTTTATAATTTGAGAAAGTTAATTCAAATCTATTTTATAAAAACAAATCTATTATATTAAAAAATAAACAATTCTATTTTATAAAAACAAATCTATATACTAATATCATAAAAATCTCGTTCCATATCCGTTGTAATTTCCTTAATACCCATCTTCATCTGTTTATTATAATATTCTATAATATCCTTCTCCTCAACATTTTTAAATTTATCACTTATCTTCTTCCTCATATACCATCCATTTCTTCCCCTCTTTATTAATTTATAAATTCTGGCATTTTTATCCACCTCTATTATAATTCCTTTGGATGTTTGTTTATATCCAAGAATTCCTATCTCCCCTTTATGTTCCTTCATATGACATTCTTCACATATATTCACGAGATTATGAGACATATTCTTATCAAAATTACTGAATTTTCCATTATTATCTGCGTTCATTTGATAATTAATATGATGAGTTTCTTTCGCTGGTCTTTCCTTACATACTTGACATATATCCATAAACATCGACGAATTATAATTCGATTTCTTTATATTCATCAAATTCATATCCATCCCTGTTAATTCCTTCCTAACCATCTCCGCATTCTTCATAAAATCATTCGGCATATCCAAAGAACCACATACATCTATTCCATAAATCCTTGAACCCTGTCCCTCCCTCAATTTCCTCTCATAAATTATCCTATCATCCTCTATTTTTATATGAATATGATATACCCTCAAATTCTTATCCTTTATTATTGATATATTCGTTAATTCGTGTAAATGACTAGTGAAGATAAATGATGATTTCCTCTTCATCAATTCATTTATCGCCGATGATACTATCGCTAATGCCGATGTCGCCTCCGTTCCACAACATATCTCATCACCTATTACTAAACTACTCTCATCCGCCTTTTGAAGAATATTCCTCAATTCTGTCATCTCAACTACGAAACTACTCATACCACGATATATATCATCATTTCCACATATCCTCGTGAAGATGTGATTATATGGCGAAAATTCAAATGAAGTCGCTGGAACATACATCCCTGATTGTCCCATAATAATCGCAAGTCCTACCGCCTTCATTAATGAACTTTTTCCTGATGAATTAATCCCATATAATAATATTCCATCTTTATTTAAAGAAATATCATTCCCAATATATTCAACATTCGTCATCAATCTCTCAATTATAGGATGACGAAGATTTTCAATATTCACGAATGAACCTCCTTCTACAATCTTCGGTCGATAATAACAAAAGTCAAAAGCATTTCTCGCATTACAAGTATTTATATCCAATTCCGTCAAATCTTTTATTATCTTCTCCAATATCTCTATTTGATTTCCTGAAATTTTTGATAAAAATTCCTGATATTCTATCATAACCTTTTTAGAAATCTCATCCTGTCTCCTCTCAATTATCGTTGATGCCTCATTTATCTCTGCCGATGTTAATTTATATGAATTATTATTCGTTGTCAATTTCTTATCAAATTTATTCATATAAATCTTATCCTTCTTATATGCCGTCTCAAATCTCTTTTTCGTAATTGATATGAAATAACCATCCTTCTCATTAAAATCCATTTTACAACTCGTATCATCTATTCCAGAAATCTTATCCACAATCATCTCCAATTTATTCAATTGATTTCTATAATCCTCCATTAAATCATCCAAAACCTTTGAATAACCTTCCTTGAAAATATTCGTCTTAATCTCATTATTATATTTAGAACATTCCTCCAAATTTAAATGAGAAAATGATTGAATTAATTTCATAACCTCATTCTCAATCTCAACAATCTCTAATGCCTCCTTCGCATTTTCTAATGAATTCATAAAACCAACCCAATCACACGGATTAATCTTCCTCAATAATATCTTCCTCAATATCCTCTCCAAATCATTAATCCCATTCAACTTCTTTATCACCAATCTAAACTTCTCATCTCTCAATAATTCATCAATCTTCTCATAACGACGATTTAATTCCTCTTTATCATTTATAGGATTTAAGAGGCGTTGTTTAAAACCTCTTGAACCAAATGCCGTTGAGGTTCTATTTAAAATCTCCATCAAAGTCTTATCATTTGAATTATAACTTATCAAATTCAATTGAAGTGCTGAATTATATTCCAATATAGATTTTCCTAAAATCTCTGGATTATTCAATTCCTTTATAATATCGGCATTATGTTCGTATGCGAATTGAAGAAGACAACAAAAACTAATAATTCCTATTGTCATCTTCTCCAAATTAAGATATTCAATTATAGACAACATAGATGAATTTTTAAACGATTTCTCCAAAATCTTCCGTTGATATTCCAATTTCTTCATATATGATAATAAAGAATAATCATCAAATTTCCTATGAATTAATGAATTGATATTTATCATCTCATTTATCCTCTTCTTATTATCCTCGCCTATTCCATCACCTATTATTAAAACCTCTGTTGGATTATATACAGATAATATCCTATAACATTCATCCAAATTATTCTTATCATTTGAACCATTCTCATAGACAAATGATTTCCCTGTCGTTAAATCAACCCCACTTATACCCACATTCAAATATCCCTTCATCTCCTCAAAATAATAAACGAGGATATAATTGCCATTTCCACTTCCATTCCCATTTATATTCATAGAAGGACTTATTATCTCGGTAATCTTCCTTTGTGGATTTGGTGGTGGTGTTGTTTGTTCTATCAAAACTATTGTATATTGATGATTTAAAAGGATTTGAATGAATTTTTGAAGAACATAAAGAGGAAATCCTGCCATTAATGGATTATTTTTTCCAACCTCCTTAATAGTCTTATTTTTCCTCGATATTTGAATATTACATATATCACCAATCCTATTCATAAAAGAACAATTCTCATTTATAGAATATAATTCAAAAAAAGAACCTACTTGAATTAAAATTATCGTCTTTTCCCCATATTTCTTACGATACTCAATTTCATAATTAAGATAATCGTCGATAATCATTTAAACAATTAATAAATATTAATATATTCTTTAAATCTAAAAAACAATCTTGAAGAATGTTTTATACATATTCGTTGGATTATAATAATGATATGGACTTAATGATTTCAGTTTATATCTATTAGAAATTCTATTGAATTGGACAAGGATTGCTAAATAATGATAGGCATCCTCTTCAAATTCAAATGAATATTTCATATGATAGATATAATCCTCATCAAGAAAGAATTCAACCATTTCTTTACAATCCAAGGTGATTTGTGGTGCGAGACGAGCATTTATCTTAACAAATTCACGAATATATACATCAAATATATCTCCAATATCCTTGAAATTATTGAATTGAGGATTATCAAGAATAATTTTGAGAATATATCCAGAGGCGATATTCAAATATCTATCGTATTTGTTGAAAGATTGAAGCATCGTAATAATTTTCATAAAATATCAAAATCATTTTTTCATATTTTTCCTTTCTTTTTTTAACAATTTTCCTCCTCGAACATCTATCATATTTGTTAAATTTTAAATAATATCATTTTTGATAGAAATATGTTAAACTCTTCTAAAACTATGTAATAATCTATTAAAAATAGATTGTTTAATAGGTATATCTTGTATTTGTGGTGTAGATTTTGGAGGTGAATTTTTAGATGGTGAAAACTGAATACTTGTTGATTTATCATCTACATCATATATATTATATTCATTTACTTTTAATTCATCATAAATAGATGGTAAAAATTCTTTTATTAATTTCAAAAACTTTATAATATCTTCTTTATTTCTTACATTATTGTCTAGATAAAACATCATATCTTCTAAATCTAATAATTTTAATTCTTTAATAACATCTTGATTTTGTTGTAATGGTAATAATAATTTAATTAATATTTCATCTCCTAAATATTTTTTTTCTTCTCTTAATTTTATAATTTCTTTTTTTATTTCTTCATTATTTTCTCTTCTTCTATATTTTTTTCTTAAACTAGAAATTTGTTCTTTTAATTTATGTTCTTTTATTAAATTTTCTTTCATTTGTAATAATTCTTCAAGTTCTTCTCTTATTTTTTTTGCTTCTTCTTCATCTTGACTTTTTTTTGCTTCTTCTTCATCTATTTTTTGTAAATTATTAATTCTTTTTTTTTTTTCAATTCTTCTTATACTATTTCTTCTTCTTACATTTACACTTCTAAAACTTTTTTGTTTGTTTTCAATTTCATCTTGTATAATATCCATAAAATCAGATTTTTTTTTAATTCTTTGTAAATATTTTTCATCTAATTGTTTGAGTTTATTTATTAATATATCGATTTCATTTTTAATTTTTTTAAGTTCTTTATCTAATTCTTCATCTATTTCTTCATTTCGTTCTTTCATATTATTTTTTATTTCATTTATTTCTTTGTAGTATTTTTTATAATTATAAAGTTTAGTTTTTGTTTTTAAAATTATTTCTTCTAAATCATATGAAACTTCTTTTTCAAATAATAATATATCATTATAATTAGTCTCAGTAACTATTAATTTATAAATGACATCTATATTAAAAAAATCTAAAAACATATCTATATGTTCTTTTTTACTTATCCTAATTTCCATTAATGGATTTTTTATAAAATAAAAATCATCTAAATTTTCATTTCCATCAAAATATTTATATTTTAATTTTAATATATCAGGAATATTTAAAATTAATAAATATAACATTAACATATATAAAAATGCTTTATAATTAATATTTGTTTTGTTTAACATTATTCTATTAAAAACTTTATGTAAAACCTCTTTAATATTTTTTAATAATATATTTATATCATAAGAATAAAAACCATGAACTTGTTTAATATTTTCCAAACCATCTATAAATTTTTCAATATCATTTATTTCTCTAAAATAATTTACTATCGTTTTTAATAAAAATAATCTTAATAAATAATTTAAATCTCTATTATCTTTACCAAATTTCATAAATAAAAATTCAAATACACTTTCACTATTATCTTTAAAAATATGTTTTAAAAATAATAAATCAATATTCTTAATATTTTCATATTTTTTTTTAATAAAATTTAAAAATGATATATTTATTCCTAAATTTTGAAATATTACATCTATTTCATTCAAAAAAAATAAGAATAAACTTAAATTATTATTTAATTTTTTATAATCTTTAATTATTTCAACAATTAAATATTTATTGTTTTCTTTTGTATCTTCATAGAAAAAATAAGACTGATGTTGTTCTTTTTTATAACAATCTTCTAATAATAATGAAAATTGTTCCATAAATTTAGTTTTAAAACACCAAATTTTTTTAATAGTTACTATTGTTTCTTTTTCGCAAGTTTTATATTGATTAAAAGATGTTTCAAAACTTTTATTAACTTTTTTACATTCGGTAGAATTTAAATAAAATTTTAAAAATAATTTATTTAATTTTTCAATAATACCATTAATATCTGTATTAATATCATATTGGTAAAAAATTAATATTCCTTCTAAATTTAATATATTTTCACTAAAATTATTAGTTTCTTTTTTTAAATGTTTAAACATATTTCTCAAATCAATAGGACTAAAATATGTATCTTCTATATTTTTAATAATTTTAATAATTTTAATATCTTTACATTCAATATCATCATCATCATTAATAGGAAGAATATTTATTAAATCTTGTAATACATTTTTATTTGTATCATTCATATCTTCTCTATTATGATTTTCCATTAATATATCACTTATATATCGAGTAAATAAAGTATAATTAATAGGTGATTTATTTATATGACAATAAATTAGATATAAATAAAAAAATTTAATTATATCATTCATCTTCTATTTATTACATATATAAAATAGTTGATATTATGTTGTAAAGGAGAATATATGATACTCGTTTCTTCTTCATTAGGTATTTCATCAACTTTTAATTTAAATTTCTTTATCCATTTATTCTATATTATTAAATCTTTTTAATTTGAATTTAATGAACTAATGGATGAAGCATCATCTATATCACTTGCGAATGGTTCAAAACCAACATCAAAATTATCATTAATCTTTGATAAAATCTTTGGGTCTATTTCTTCTATTTTATTATCAGTTCCTCCGCTTATTGATGTCTTCTTAATCTCCACAATCTTATTAAACTCTTTGAATAATTTCCATTCATTTATATTTAAATAATAACAAGAAATCGTTAAAACTATATATAAAATAACAATCAATAAGATATTATTCGTTGTGAATATTGAATAAGGTTCTATATAATTTGAACCATTCTCCTCAACAAATCGCCTTATCTTATTATATTCGTAGATTTGAATTATACCAAAAATTATTATCGTAATTATTAGCGAAATCAAATAATATTCCATTATTCTATTAAATTCATAATTATTATTTCAATTATTATTTACGCATCATATATATAAATAAATATTTATTATATATTATAAGAAATGAAATTGGAACTTAAAAAATTTAATCCACAAGAAATGAAACAAGATAATATCACCCTTCATATCGGTAGACGCAGGTCAGGTAAAAGCTATTTATTAAAAGACTTAATATCATACCACAAAGATATTAAAATTGGTTTAGTAATTTCACCAACAGAAGTTTCAAACCAATTTTTTCAAAAATTTATTCCAAATATTTTAATATATGATGAATATACTCCTGAAATAATTCAAAGATTTTTAGATAGACAAATTAAAGTTACGAAACAAAGAAACGATGAAATTAAAAAATATGGAAAAAGTGATATAGACCCACGAGCATTTATTATTCTTGATGATTGTTTATATGATAAAACTTGGCAAAGTGATAAAAATATTCGTAGTATATTTATGAATGGCAGACATTATTCTATTATGACAATAATAACATCCCAAACTTCACTAGGATTAAATCCAACATTACGAAGTCAAATTGATTATGTTTTTATTTTCAAAAATAATGTTTTAAAAGAAAGAGAAAAAATATTTAATCATTATGCAGGAATATGTAATTCATTTGAAGTTTTTAATAAAATAATGGATAATACAACTGAAAATTTTGAAGTTATGGTTATTGATAATACAACACAAGGAAATAATATAACAGAACAAATTAAATGGTATAAGGCAACTGAAAGAAATTTTAAAATGTGTTCTCCTGAAATTTGGAATTTATGTGCTTTGGAAGAACAAAGACAACAAAATAAATTATTTTATGAAGATGATGAAGAAAATGAAGAAGAATTTAATCCAAATATGTTTATAAAGAATAATAATAAGATTAAATTAAATATTAAGAAGAAATCTTGATGAAATATCTTTATTTATTTAAATAATCTTTAACAATTTTATATTCTTCAATAAATTTTTCTCATTCATTCTTGATATGTGAATTCTTCATACTCTTTTTATCGTCTCTATAATTATATTTATTATTTAATAACCAATCGTGTAAAATTGTTTCTTCTTTATTTTTTGTTGATGGAATTTTATTTTTAGTATTAATAAATTCTTTAACTTTTTCAAAATTTTCAAACCATTTAACATAATTATTATCAAATAATTTTTTATTTTCTTCTATGAAATCATCCCAAATTTTTTTTAATTCATCATTATCTTTAAAAGTTTTTGCGTTATTTTTATAATTATAAAGTTGTCCTCCTTTCCAAGTTGCTAGTTTATCATTTGTTTTTTGTGTTGGTAAAACTTTATTAATTCTTATAAATTCCTTTAATAATTGAAAGTTTTCGTGCCATATTTCAATATTATTTAGATATATTGTTGGATTTTCATCTATAAAGTTTTTCCAAATATTTCTAATTTTTTCATTCTTCATAATATGTTGAATATCTCTATAATCTGCTTTTTGATGTGAAAACCATTTATTTAATTGTGTTTTATATTTAGGAATTTCATTATTTTTCTCAACATATTCCTTTAATTCATTAAATTTTGTCATCCAATTTGTAAAATTATCGTAAAATAAATCTTTATATTTAATTTCAAATTTCTCCCATAATTGCTTATATTTATCTTTCAATTTATTATTTTTATAAGCTTTATTATTCGTTTTTATGAAAGTATTTAATCTACTATTTTCTTTTTGTGTTGGAAATCTTTTATAGATTTTTATAGCATCTTCCAATTCTTTTAATTTTTCTTCAAAAGTATAATAAATATATTCTTTACAATTTATAATATAATTAGATAATTTTTCATTATCTTTTGCTATTAAATCATTATCAATTGCTTCTCTTGAATTATAATAATTTAATTTATTCAATTTGATTTTATAATTAAATGTTAAATCATATTCTTTGAAAATAGATAATGTATTTAATATTTCTTCATATTCATCACAATAAATAAATATATTCGCAATTTTATAAGGATTATTAGGGTCAATTCTTGTTGCTCTACAACATCTTTGAATTGTTGTTATTTTACTTGTTGGAGGATATGAGATATAAATACTATCACAAGAAGGAATATCAATACATTCATTTAATATTTTTACATTTAATAATAATTGAATTTTATCATTATTATTTGAGAAATTCTTAATAATTTCTTTTCGTTCCTTTTCATCATTATCACAACAAATAGAATTTATTTCAATATTTAATATAAAGAATTCATTTAAAGTTTTAATAGCATTCATCATTTCGTTCATATCATTTTTATCTCTCGTATAAATAATAATTTTTCTTGAACCATTATTAAGAATACACGAATAAAGAAATTTACAACGATTTTTAATTGAATTTTCAATATCATAAATAGACAATTCTTTATCCAATTCGCTATTATTTTCACTAATAGAAGGCAACCATATTTTATAATCACATATTAATTTATTAGCGATTGCTTCATTAAAATTTATAGAATATACGATATTTCCTAGAATATTTTCAAAATAATCTTTATCATAATCCTCATTTTCAATATCATAAATTCTTGGTGTAGCAGACATAAATAATATCTTATGATTTGAATGAAGTAATTTATACATATCATTTGTTTCATCTATCAAATTTGAATGTGTTATATTATGAAATTCATCAATTATAAATAAAGTATTTTCAAATAAATCCAAATGATTTGAGATAATATCAACTGATTTATATGTTAAAGATAATAAACATTTTTCATTATCTTTGAGGAATTGTTTAATTTCTTCTATATTTCTTGTTCCATCGGTATTAATCAATAAATAATTATTTTTATAACCATATTCAATAAATTTATTAAGATTTTGGAGAGCAAATTCTCTTAAAGGAGATATAAAAACTATTTTATTAAATTTATTGGAAATTTTATAACTTGTTAAGGTTTTACCGCAACCACAAGGAAGCGATAAAATTCCTCGTTTATTTTCTATAAAATGATTATGAAATTTATTAATAGCTTCTAATTGATAATCATAAGGATTAATAATTTTTTTTGGAATTTCTTTTTTAGATTTGGAAATTGGTAAATGAACGAAATGGATATTCGCATCAGTTTTTTCAGGAATTTCATTTATATCTTCAATAAAACGAACATAATTACTTAATTCACCAGTTTTTATAATATTTATTGAAAGATTATGTGTATAATAAATATAACTATTTTTACGACTAAATGAAGTTCGCATCATAATTCCTGCCAAATCTTCAACACGAACTCCTTTTGAATATCCATTTTTAGCTTGAATTAAAGAAATATCATTATCTTCCATTTGAATTAAATCAATTCCAATATCTTTATGATGATGTTTATGACCTTCCTTAATATTCTTCCTAATAATTCTTAAATGATTATGGGAAGAAACTAAATTATTATCAATTAAGATTTCTTCCGGACATTCATTCCATAAATAAACTTGTTTATTAAATCTTTTAATAATAAAATCCTTGATAAATTTCTCGTAAAGCAGACCTTTTTGCGTATTCATAATTAAAAATATTGTAAAAACAAAAATCATTTTTTTTAAATTAAAATAAAAAATGATTTAAAAAATAATAAAATTGAATTATGGCGATAAAGAATAAATTAGGACAATATTTTACAACGAATATTGAACTTAAAGAAAAAATATTTGAATTTATTTTAAATAATCCTTCTAATATATTAGAACCATCAATTGGACAAGGAGATTTAATTACATATATAATAGATAAAATACCTAATATAACATTTGATATGTATGAAATTGATCCAAAAATTAAATTATTGGATAAAATACAAAAAGATAATGTTATTTATGGTGATTTTTTACAAGAAAACATTACCAAAACATATAAAACTATAATAGGTAATCCACCTTATATTAAAACAAAACAAGGAAATACATATATAGATTTTATAGAAAAATGTTATAATTTACTTGATTATAATGGTGAATTAATATTCATAGTTTCATCTGGATTTCTTAAATTAACAAGTGCTTCAAATTTATTGAATATAATGATGACAAATGGAACCTTCACTCATATATTTCACCCTAATAATGAAAGAATGTTTGCGAATGCGTCAATTGATATTATAATATTTAGATATTGTAAAAATATTTCAATTTATAAACAAATATTATATAATGACAAACTATTTTATATTACAAATAGCAAAGGATTAATTACTTTTAGAGAAGAACAACAAGAAGATAATGTATTGTTTCAAGATTATTTCAATATTTATGTTGGTCTTGTTAGTGGAAAAGAAGAAGTATATAAAAATAATGAACTTGGTAATATAGAATTAGTTAGTGGTGAAAATAAAATTGATAAATATATTTATATTGAAAATTATCCTTGTGATAATAAAGAAATTAATAAATATTTATTAAAATACAAAAAAGAACTTATTGAAAGAAAAATACGAAAGTTTAATGAAAATAATTGGTTTGAATGGGGTGCACCGAGGAATATATCCGCAATAAATACTAATCTTGGCGAAGATTGTATTTATATTTATAATTTAACACGAAAAGCAAATGTAGCATTTTCAGGAAAAGTGAATTATTTTAATGGTGGATTAATAATACTTATTCCAAAGAAAAAATGTAATTTAAATAATATTATATCATATATGAATAGTGATATATTCAAAAATAACTTTATGTTTTCTGGAAGATTTAAAATAGGACATAGACAAATATCTAATTATCATATTCCAATTGAATATTTATAAATCTTTTAATTTATTATTTATATTATTCTTATTTATTTTATATCCAATTATAATCATATAATATCCTCCAAATATCATAGAACCACCAATAGCACCTTTTGCGAATATCTTTAAAGCAATCCTATTCATAACTAATTTTATAAATCTTTTAATCATTTTTTAATTTATAATATTCCTTATAAATATCTTCAAATCATTTTAATTATCCATAAATTTTTTGTTCTAATCTATTAATTTTATTAAATAATTCATCCATTCTTATTTGATTATTTCTGTTAATTTCATCAATCCTTATTTGATTGTTTTTATTATTTTCATTAATCCTTATTTGATTGTTTTTATTATTTTCATCAATCTTAAATTGATTATTATTATTATTTTCATTTATCATATTTGTAGTTATATACATA